GTACCTTTCTCAGGTTCATGACCGTAGACGGTCACCTTCGAATCCACCATGGCGTACTCATCCTTTAACAAACTCCAGTCACTCCAAGGAGTTTGCCTTTGAAAGTGGTAGCAAGAGAATGTCCCCGCCTCTACAGTTATGTTGACCTTCTCGATGACCTTCATGTCGTCATAATTGGAAAACCATATCTTTTCTTCGTTGTGCCAATAAATCCCGTAAAATTTGTATGTCACACCGATTTTGTATTCTTTCTGATAAAGCATGTAATACCACATTGTATTTCTTTGAGTGCTGATCGAATGGGCGTCAGATATTTCAAAATGACCGGTTACTTGTTCAGGCGCTTCCGGAGGGAGTATGTATGCGACACAATCGGCGATTGCGGTTTTCCCGATATACTTGAATTTGATGGAAGTAACGCGATGTTGTTTGACGTTTCCTCTTTCGTCATACCAACGCCAATCAATATACGAATACAGAAGCTTCGACGTATCAACTGAGATGAGGGCGAAACCAAGATTACGTTGTAGCAATTGTGTACCGATCTGACCGTCAACATAAGAGTAGCATTCCGTTTTCGAGGTGATGTTATAAGCAGGTCCATCTTCGGTTGAAACAACGCCTAACGTTTTGTACGTCTGATAAACTGCCGTTTCATCGCGGGGTAAGAGGATGGTATAGGAGGCGGATTCTCCCACAGACGGAGCAGAAGCCTGCAGAATGCCTGCCAACGGCACCAGACTAAGCACCGCAACCAGTAGAACGCCTGTAAGAAGCATTTTTCTTTTCATTTTCTTTCCTCCTCAAACTTGGTTTTTTTAGGTGGAGATTCTGCAATAGGCATCTCTCGATCACCAAAAAGTTGAGAGCGTCTTATTGAATAAAGACCTTATTGCGAGATAGGATACATATAATAGAAGGATATAACTTGATGCGTTTCCTACGCTTCAAGTGTATTCTTCGATTCTTCTCAAAGTTATCTCGAACCAACCATTTAATTAGTTCTCCGCGCGCAAAAAAGCATCAGCGTATATTTCTAATACTCCAATCTTCGCATCAAAACCTAACCTTTTTGTAAGTGTCGCAAAGTATGAGGATAACGGAACAGAGCGGGCACTGTGTCAAAACTAATGTCTTAATTTTAAGGCGTTATCTCTAAAAAATTCTTTTTCCGTCTTTCTTTTTGACAAAATATCTTAAATTCAGCTTCTTTCGATTTTCTTACGAGCGTGGCTGAACGGCTTGACATACAGCACGAAAGCTGAAGTAAAGCCCATCTTGCATATAGACGGCTCCGACACCACTTATGACACCGAGTTAGACGCCTGTATAACTTCCGCTGACGGGCTGATCGATTCCATTCTCAAGTTTCACGGCTTCACGGTCCCCTTAACGGGAACCATCCCGCAACCAGTCAAGGACGCCAGCAGACACTTCGCAGCCGCATACTTCCGGGAGAGACGGGCTCCACCAGCAGAAGTCAACAAGCTTTACGATCGCGCCATGAGCTTTCTGAACGCCTACGTTCAAGCTGAGAGAGAGGGGACGCTGAAAAGAATATGATTAGGGCGAAATGGATAGAGTTCTATCCCTCCTTTTCAAGGGTGGCGTTTCTCTCCACACTCAACTTAGGAGGATTCTATCCACGCCAAACAAAGGTGAACATGTTTGAGTGAAGTAACACTTTTAAGAAATTTTGGCGCCGAATTTTGGCTAAAGAAAAAATGGAATGAGTTATGGGATCAGATAGGTGACAGACTTCTAAGGCTACCAAAAACGCAGCGGGATATTCTGCTTGAAGACTTCCTCACTGCAATTCAAAGCCGAATCTCGGTTATGGAGAGGATCAACGAACACGCAAAGGAAGTGAAATCATGAGGCTGGCAAGAGGAACAGTTCTACCTTTAATCGCTGTCGCATTGTTTATGACGGCGGTTTCGGCAGCCCTCTTCTATTCTTGGCGAATCACCAGCAGAATCCGCGTTGAGTATCCTGAGCCTGAACCGCCCCCACCGCCACCGCCTCCACCACCAACCGTCAAGATAGGGGTCTACACAGGCTCGGATTGTGCCGTATCAGTGACGGAGATCGACTGGGGAACCCTGATGCCTGGCGACGCTGCAACACAACCGATTTACATTCGGAACGAAGGTGACGTACCTGTGCTATTAACCCTTTCAGCCGAGGCTTGGAACCCGGCAGAGGCAGAGCAATACATGGCCTTAACCTGGAACTATGATGGCTCACAAATCGCGGTTGGAACGGGAGTCAGTGTAGAGTTTCAGTTAACGATCTTCTCCAACTGCACCGGCATCACCAGCTTCAGCTTCGACATCGTGATAACCGCGGAGGCGTAAACATGGCTTATACTGTTACGCTTGACATAACGCAGTTAAAGGTTTACTTTAACGACTTTTTTCCTTGGGCAATAAAGCATGCAACGGATAAAGGCTTACACGATCTGGCTACCGTCGGCCAAGCAATAATGGTTATAGAAGCCCCACGTAGAACAGGGGACCTTGCGCGTTCCATCACCGTGATGAAGGAAGGAGACGCCTACATCATTACTCCACTGATTTCCTATGCGATTTTTATTGAACGTGGGACTCGCCCACACGAAATTGTTGCTAGAAGGGCGAGGGCGCTACGTTTCGTTTGGCGTGGCAGCGTTGTGTTTTTCAGGAGGGTTCTGCATCCGGGCACGCGACCAAATCCTTTCATTGCACGAACTCGAGACCGAGTGAGGAATATTGTTGTAGAGATGATGGCTGCAGCAGTTAGAGAGGTTTTGCGATGATTGAGGAATTGCTGAATAAAATTATTGAAAAACTTAAAGCAGAATCGGATTTGGCAGGAATTACTTGGCATTATGGCGAACCTACGAAATGGAGGACACCAGATCGGGGGGAAGGATACGTAAGCCTCGCTCCTATGGAAGAAAGCACAGTGGAGGCTTTAATGCGGGGTCAACGTCACTTCATACGAGTCGCTGTAGGAATTGCGTATCGGCACATGGATGAAGAAGTCTGCGACAAGTTTGTTCACGATAAAAGCGAGGTTATTTGGAGCGTTTTTCAAGCCAACGAAAACTGGGATGGGTTAGCCAGCGAAAGTCACCTCAGCGGCTATATTTTCATTCCCGGCAGAGAAACCGACTATGCTTTTGACGTTATGATTAACCTGCTTTCTGTGCGTAAAGAGGTGTATCCATCATAGTCCTTAGGGACGAAAACCAAAAAGAGGAAGGAATGAAATAGAATGCCTGAACGTTATGTTGCCGTCGGAGAAGAAGCCAGCTATGCACCAGCGACGCCGGTTGTGCCCAACAAGTTCTTTGACGCCAACTTCTGCGAAACCAGCCTGGACCCGGGATTAGCGTTTCCAGTGTCTGTTCGAGGTCGATCACTGCTGGAGCATCGTGAAGGCTACTTGCAAGAAGCTGTTGCAGTGAACATGGACGTGAAACCCAACAACATGATCGGTTGGTTCCTAAAATGGATTCTTGGAAGCGTCACATCAGCTCAGCAAGGCGCCACCGTAGCATACAAGCACACCTTCAAGGGAGCAGAGACCGTGCGAAGCTTCGCCCTAGGATCTAACTGGGACACTATCAAAGAAAAACGAGTACCCGGATGCATCATGACAGCGCTGAACTTTAGCTGTGTGAGGGGTGCGACACCGCTCATCGCAGACATCAACGCTATAGGGCAAACAGAAAAGCTGGAGACTGTGCAATCTCCAAGTTGGCCTTCCGACACCTTAGCGCCCTTCAAACCATACCAGAGCAAAGTCGAACTCGCAGATAGTGAACTGGCAAATCTTGTGGAAGGCTTCACCATAAACATGAGTCAAAGAGTCTTCGGCGTAGGAGACATCGGCGTATTGGGCAGTCGAAAACTGCCACGGATTGAACTCGCTGAGAGAACTATCGGCGGAAGTATGGACTTACCTTTACTGAGCGGGACCCTTGATGTTTACCAGCGATTCCTGAAAGATACAGGAGCAGTGGAGCCGGGAGAACCAGTTGTGCCCTTCAAATTGGAACTGTTGATAGATACTGGAATCGTTATCGCAGACACCTACAAGTATCGCTTGGACTTCATATTGCCGAAATGCGTGATTTCCCCAGGGCCTCCAGTAAGGATCGAGCGGCAAGAACGTAAAATGTTCCGCGTAGACTTTCGATGCGAAAAAGACGCAACGTTGGCAACCGACATTCAAGTGGAGCTGACAAACAAAGACACCGGATATCCAGACGCCACATAGGAGGAGGAAAATGTCTACAACTCGTGAGATAACCCTTGCCTTAGACGTGTTTGAGAAACTGTGCGAGATAATGAGGAAGAGAGGTTTTCCCGAGAAGGCGGTAAGCGAGAGTCAAGTCGTATCAGAAGCCATCGAATTGCTACACAAGAAGAACAAGGCAGCTAAAGAGGGGTAGATGCCGGCTAGGGGTTGACGCCTTTGACTGAGGAGCCCGAGGACAAACCTGTTGCTTCTGCTGAAGAGTACCGAAAACTTTGGGAGCCTGAGGAAGTAGTGTGTCCAAGCGGACTCAAAGTAGAGATGGCCTACTTGGACCCGCTTGAGCACCTACTCCTCTACATCGACGACGAAAAAGTAGCGGAGTATGAACGTCGCAGCCTAGAGGAGATCACGAAGGAATCCACCAAGGCCGTTAAAGAGGATGAACGTAAAGCCCAGATCAAGCTTCTTTCCAACATCGTTGTAAAGCCTAAAATCGTTGAGGGAAAACCAAGCAACAGTGACGAGTTGGGGTTCGATGAAATCAAGATCTCTGACCGAAGATTTCTGGTGAGTCACGCAATGAATCATGTGGGGTTCGCTGGGAGGGCGAGTGAACTAAGAAAATTTCGTGACTTGCTCAAAGCTAAGGGGAGTCGTGGACCTCGTAGCGGAAAAATACAATCAAAGACCCAGCACCCTGCTGGATCCAACACGTAAATACTTTAAAACAGAGTGGGAGCGTCTACTTTTCGACGCTGAGTTTGCAGCAACACGAGACTATGGTAAACCGCAGGTTCCCGAGCTTGACGGCTCCGTAAGTGCGGAAATCCTCAGAAAAAGAGCGTTAATGGAGATGAAGAAAAAGGAGATGCGTTCATGAGTAGTCCAGAAGTAAAAATAATTCTTTCCGCCGTTGATGAAACTAAGCCGGCACTGGCACAGGCTGAGCGAGGGTTTAAAGAATACGCCGCAACTGTGGAAGTTAATGCGAAACAGTTAGTTACCGCTTTTAGTGGTGTTGCCACCGCAGTCTTTAGCTTATACAGCATGTTTGAGGGTTTGCAAAGGCAACAGCTTTTGGTTGCTCGCATGACCAACGTGTTGGAAGATAGGCAACGAAGCCAAAAAACGGCGTTAGATGCATTAAACGAAGCAATAAGAGAGCACGGTGCAAATAGCGAGCAAGCAATAAAGGCTAATGAACGTTATGAGGCAGTAACTAAAGATATGGAGTTGGCTCAGGAAAGATTAGCGTATGCACAAGATCAGTTGAGTGAGCAAACATTAAGGATTGCCGTTTTCGCCCTTCCCAGCATGGTAACCGCATTAGACTCGGGAAGCAAAGCTTATGAAACGTATAAGAAGGCCATTGAAGCCTCTGCGGCCTCCACGATTTCGTTTGGGGCCTCACTGCAGTTAGCTGTGCCTATTATAGGTGCAGCTATCGCTATCACCGCCGGCCTGTATTTTGGCTTTGAAAAACTTGCGGAGTACATGTATGATATTTCAGATGCCGCCGAGACCTTGCGCAGAGAATTTGAACCAATAACACAGCGCCTGGAAGATATAGACTCTGCTCTCGATAAAATGGAGGAAGAGTTTGCAGAAGCACAAAAATCCGTTGATGCTCTCGCTATTATTTTCGTTGAAGGAGCCGAGAAAATTGAGAACTCCTTTTTTGATGTTTTTACTAAGGAGACTGAGGGATTTCAAAAAGACTTATTGATTACAGCAGATATTGTGAAAGATTTTCTTTCTGGAATGGAACCCAGTTTTGAATCTGTCTCAGTACTAATTCAAAGTTTCGCTGATGAATGGGATATCACTTGGGATCAAGCCCAAAAAATTGTGATGGAAGCCATAAAAGAAATGAATAAACAAATGGGTTCGCTGCAAGATTCTTTCTTTAATCTTTTTACAAAAGAAAGCGAAGAATTCCAAGCAGATTTGCAAGGAATAGGGGAAGCCGTCCATAATGAATTTTCGGGGATGCAGCCCGACTTTGAGGCGATTCAAGGATTAATCCAAGATTTTGCGGATCGTTGGGGCATAACTTGGGAAGACGCTGAAAAAATCGTGATGGAGAAGGTTGAGGAGATTAAGGCTACAGTAGGAACCATTGCTCCGACATTGGAGGAGGAGCTTATCAATAAGGCTCAATCAGCTATGGAACGCTTCAAGGAATGTATGGGAGAAAAAAGCACGGCGACAAAAGAGGAAACTACGCAAGCTATGAAGGATATGGTGGACTCAGCAAACGAATTGATTGCTAATGGTTTGCTTGGCGAAGCTCAGGCTTTGATGGATACTTTTAAGGAGGCGGAGCCGGACAAAATGTGGACTATGGTGGAGGACATTGACGACGCGATTGAAAGCCTCACGGAAGAAATGAACACTGAATATGATAAAATGATGGCTTATGCGGATACATTTAGCGGCGAAGAACGTGACTTGTTGATTCAACGAGCCGAAGACATGAAGGCGGGTTATCTCACAAAAATAGAAGAACTTGAAACTATGCGTGGCATGATTCTTACTAGAATGAAGCTGGAAACCAGTGGGTTCATGGAAGACGAAATAGACACGATTATGACGGGACTTTTACAGATAAAAAACGAGACTGGAGAAAAATGGTCGGATATCGAAGCTGAATTTAACAAATGGTTCGATGATATAAGGGATGATACTTCACAGTTCGGGACAGACACACAAAATGAAATCATATCGGCTCTCGTCGATTTGAAGGCTTCAAGTGGTATGACGTGGAAAGAAGTTACAGACGTGTGGAATAAATGTCTCGATGACGCTGAAGGCGACGTTGCGAAGGCCATTGCCGCCATTCAAGCGGAGATCAATAGTCTTGAAGGAAAGGAAGTTACGGTAACCACACGTTATGTGAGTGTTTATGAAACAATTGATAAAAGGGAAGAATTAAAAGAAATTAGGACCACTGGTGCTCCTACTGGACCTGTTCCAACTACTACAACAACAGGAGTAACAGGAGCACCTAAACAGGAGGCAGGAATGCCTGGAAGAGCTAAACGCCAGATGGGAGAGTGGTATGTTCCATACACGGGCTTTCTAGCGTCACTTCACTGCGGCGAAGCCATTTTAACGGTTGAGCAGGCGGAGCGTTGGCGCAGAGGTCAAACGGGGAGAAACGTTCAGATAGGTCCCAATTACTTTAGCATAGCCAGCGACATGGATATCCGTGAAACAGCCCGTAAACTGGCTCGATACGTGGCTCAGGAAGAGAGGCGACTAGGACTTGACTGAGCGTCAGATTCAGCTTCTCATCTGCAAACCTACAAATTATCGCAATGATATGGCTGATCCTGCTTGCGGATGGGTTGAATCTTGGTATTCACAATATTATACAAGCCGCGTAAAGATGTCTGATTGCGATATATTTAGTACAAACTGCATCTTTGACGCGGTCAGCGGTTGGCATTTTCTTGTAGATGCACAGCCTCAAGTGAACCCTAACATTTACCCTTGGGTGGTTATGCGATATAGGATTAATCGCAGTGATTGTAGGGTGGTCATGAAATTTGTGGAGAACATCACAGGCAACGAAGTTTTTGGTTGGTGGATTCTTGATCCTCCGAGCACTGAATGGGCGATTGCCGCCGTAAAGTACACAGAATTGACAGGGAAAAATCCCTTCACACAAAATTATATTGATAAAATCCATGTTGGTTTTGATCTTAACCAAACGATTGCGGAATACAACTTAGAAATCGACTTTATCATGTTTACGTCACAGAATCCTTTTTACAATGATAATGATTTAGACGACGTTTTTGATATTCCTCAGTATCGGGGTGGCGTCAATGATCGGGCTGACTTCCTTCAACTCATTATAGACAATCATGACGGACAGCATAAGGATCGGTTTGCCTACCGCGACGAGGTTTATCTGTGGGTGAAGAAGAATGGTGATTTTGAACGAGTTTTCGGAGGTTACATTGACAGCATCGATCCTGAAAGCGTTCAGTATGGCGAAGATTATCTGACGTTGAACATGCTTGGCTGGAGCGCACTACTCTATGAACGCTTCATCGCCGAAACCTATTCGGATGACGACATGGATGTGGTTGCGAAGGATATTCTTGACAAGGCGGAGAAGCAAGCCGCTCTTGGATTCACCACCTTCGGCATAAAGAATGTCCAGAAAAAGATCGATGTGCTAAAGTGTGATTACGATTCCGCCCTCAGCAAACTTGTGGAAATGGCTGAGCAGCTAGACCTATGTTTCCACGTTGAGCCAAACAGGGACGCCAGCCTGTATCCTGCTGGCAAGCGTTTTCTGCGTTACGCTGGCTGGGTGGAGGACAGCTGGGAGAAAGGATGGGCATGTACCGCTTACGAGTTTGAGACGGATGGCGACATCGCTCAGATAAAAACAGCAGTCGCAGGCGGAACCGGAACATTATATCGTGTCACACTTATATCCGTGAACTCAACCGTCTTTAAGAAACTTCTCTTAGAACTGAATGGCTCGGATAGCGACACCCAATATTCAGTGAAGGTTGTAACTGAGGATGACACGGAATACACGGTTCAGGCTTTGACAGCAGCTCCAACATCCTACACCGTGAAGGAATGGGATTTACCCTCGATAATCACAGGAGCAAATAAAAACGTCAAAAATGTGAAGCTGAGCATCTCCAAAAGTGGCAGCGAAGGCATTCTCTATTTCAAGTGGCTTGGATTCTTCCCTGTGACGCCTCCTTATCAAAAAATAACGTTAGACGCCGCAACGAACGTTCACGCAGGAGCCTTCCAACGAGACCCTAAGAAGGCTCGGAACATGATCATCGTGAAGGGCGACAAGTTTGCGTATAACGTGCCGCTGGACTCAGATGAGTGGACTAAGGAACCCGCACCGACCATTATTGAGGAAGACAACGCGGCTTTTTGGAGTCCGGAAGCATGGGAGTCGGGCGGAACCATAGCTGCGCCCATTATTTCCGCTGACACCACAGAGAAGAAAATGGGCGCTCAGAGCACAAAGCTGGTTGTGGGGGCAGGATCATACAAATATTGGCATGTTTATCATGATTATTCACCAAACCAAGACTGGAGCCTCAAAAACTATGTTTTCTTATGGTGGTACGGAACAAATTCCGGTAAGAAAATGAGGCTTACAATCCAGAGTGGCTCAAGTTATTTTGAATGTCATTTTTATGATAACTTTTCTGGATGGCCTTCAACACCTATTGTTTTAAACGTTAAAAACCCAAATTATGTCATAGGAGATGTTCTATCGATTCTAAGTAGCGTTACAAGGGTCACTATAGGTTGCTGGGACATCAATGTTTCAGGCACTTTTCGTTTCGATGAAGTTGTTCTTTCAGCTACCTACTACGCTTGGGGAGCCACTTACTGCACTCTTAGCAATGACCCAGACGCGAAAGCTGGTATCTATAGCCTGAAAGCTAAATTGGAAGCGGGTGTAAGCAGCGATTTTCAACGCAAAAGCAGCGGCTTCATTCTGCAAGACCCCTTCAACACCTTGGACTTGACAAAGTATGATAAAGGTGCTCACGGTGGAGGCGAAGGAGACACATACGTAGAGGCAGGAGAACTTGTTAACAAAATCAGAAAGATAACCGACTCTTATCGCAGATACATAGTTACAAAAGATTTGAAAACGTTGAATGCTATGGTTGTTGAATCGAAAATCATTATATCAGGGTTAACAGGAGCCACATCAAATCGACTCATTTTATCTGTAACACACACCGTAGACGGCGATCCCACAGCTACAGATCACGTGCAGGTCTATGGCTTCATTGACTGGGGTCAGATAAAGCATTGGGGAGTTGAAGAGAGAGATTATCCGAACGATCCCGTAAGTCATTACGCTAGCGGTCCCTCTACTGCATCTACAAAAACCGCGAAAATGATCATAACCGAAAACAACATAAAAGTTTACCTCGATAATGAGCTTGTCTGTAACAAAACTCGCATACTCAACTTCACCAATGCGTATATTTACCTTTACGGCAGCACAGCAGTAACAAGTTTTCAGTATCCTAAGCAGGACAACTTCAAAATATACAAAGGATTAAAAATCTACGTGGAAGGTCTTGCGGCTGAGTGGAAGGTTGAACTCTGGAGCGGAACCAATGCCTCGCCAGGTGAAAAGAAGGCTGAGGCAGTTGTGCCAGCTGGAAGCAGCGTCGCCGAGCTGGACGTTTTAACCCTGGATTTCCCATTTACCGGCTTCTTCAAGGTTTACAACGCTCAAGGCGTACTGGACCATACTTCACCTGACTATTCAGATATTTGGGGTGGAGACATCTATAAAGCGAAGATAACAACCGCGTATGAACACCTTATCCATTTTCCAAGGACAAAGGACCTCGCCATGAACGCTTTGGCGTTGAAGAAGTTGAAGTTTTGGATGAAACATGATGTAGCAGAGGAATCTTGCAGACTCATCCTAGCCACCGACGACAACAACTATTATTACATCGATTTCTCCCCAGTGCCGAAATGGAAGACTCTCTTCGAGTTTAACGTGGGCTTCATGCAAAACATCGAGTTTGAAGAGGTAGGGTCTCCTCAACTTAAAAACATTAATTATGTAGGCTTCCTTTACCCTAAGGAGTCGAAAGTTTCATGGTGTAAAATTGACGAATTAAGGTTTGAAGGCGAATCCGAGGCTTGGGGAATCGCTAAAGACGAACAAAGTGTTAGTGATATTGGTTTACAACCTGAAAAAATTTTCAGCACATACTATAAAGCTCAAGAGGATGCTCAGGTTGCAGCAGAATATTTCTTGTCGATCTTGAAGAACCCACCGTTAGTAAAGGGTTCCTTAACTCATCCTTGGGGATTACCCTCCACACACGCAGGAGAAATGGTTATCGTGAATGTTCCAAATCAGAACATAGGCAATGAAGAGATGATTGTAAAAGAGGTGATTCACAGTATTCCACCCGCATCTAGCAAATTCACTTCGGAAATCAGTCTAGCGGGAGTTCCACATGCTTTAACAGATCCACAGAAACGGTTAAAGGAACACATTGAACGCCTACAGAAGGCAGACGTTTACGCTGAAAACGTGGAACTTTTCGCAGGTCCATTAAAGGATAACATGACTATTTCCGATCTTCTACAAGTGGTTTTAGAGGCAACGCTAGAAGACTCCATGTCCATTAATGATCTCCTTGAAGCTCTTATCGATGTTCTCTTAACCGATAATATGACTATAACTGACGAACTTAAAGCGGATATTGAGGTTCCAGTTTCCGACGCCATGTCTATCTCCGATTATCATGAACTTCTTGAGGAGATTCTCGCCGCAGACAACTTATCAGTTTCAGACTACATGGAAGCTCTCATAGACGTTCTCCTCTCCGATAACATGAACATAACTGATTATTTACAAGCCAGGTGGATTTTGGATGAATTTGATAACCTTAACGACTGGACAGTTGAAGCGGGAACTTGGAGTGCTGATGGAGTAGCCCATCAAACCGACACAACCGCTGGGGGCAAGAAGATTAAGTATACGGGAGGCAACGTTTTTCCCGCTGATTTCTTCTTTGAATACAGAGCGAAAGCGCTGCTTAACGAAAACCAACACATGACTATCTATTTCCGTATTCAAGCGGTCGGAACGAATATGTATGAAGTAACGTTAGACCCTTATAATAATCTAGTAGAGGTTTGGAGAAGCGTTAATGGAACTTGGACGCAATTGGCTACAGCCACAAAAACGATGGTTTTGGATACCTTCTATAAGGCTAAGGTAGATCAACGGGATGAAGGAGCGAACTGGCGAATTAAGGTTTACTTTGAAGATGAGGCAACTCCATGCATAAACTACTTGGAGTCCCCGCGAAGTCACAGTGCTGCTGGAAGCTTGAGAGTCAGCGAGTATAATCAGGTTGCGGGTCCAAAGGCTGATTTTGATTATTTCAGGATGTGGACAGAATGATCATAGAGAAAACGTATATTTGCCCCATAATTGGAACTGGAACAGAAGAAGACCCGCGGAGACCTAGCCTCGCTGATGTGCCAATCGTTAAAAGCTGGTTTATGATCGAGCTGGGTAACTTTAAGGGAGTTGATTTCTGTTTGGTTAGCATTGTAGCGGACGAAGTGGATCATCAAAAAATAGTGTTAGACAAAGACATGCTTCATTTTGCTACAAGGCTGAATATAGAGCTGGACTCCGCTAAGCTTGACACACTTAAAAAACAATTTACAAATCTGCTTCTAAAATGGGAGCAGGCTAAGACGTGTTGGGTCTTGTTTAACCAAAAAACCGGAAAGGAGGAATAAGAATGGAGGAAAAAATGAAAATAAAGGATGAAGTCTACGCCATCGTTGAGTACAAGGATGGACGAAAAGAGATTGTGAAGGCAGACCCCGACCTAGTCGTCAACGCAGGCTTAAACTTCTATCAGCAACGCATGTACAGCGACACAGTAGCAAAAATGAGTTACGGAGCCGTTGGCACAGGAACCAGTGCACCAGCCGCCGGAGACACTGCTCTGCAAACAGAGGTGCTTCGCAAATCTTTAACGGTGACAACGAACCCTAGCACGGGCAAAGCCCACCTAGAGTTTGTTGTGGATTACACGGAAGCCAACGGAAACACGTTGACGGAGGTGGGGATATTCAACGCGGCGGCAGCAGGCACAATGCTAGTGAGAAAACTCTTCGCCAGCAACATCCCGAAAACAAGCGACAAGAAGATCACGGTTGTGGTGGAGACAACAATAACGGCGGCGTAAAATGGTGGAGCTTATCAACGTGATCGCTGCGGCGGTTTGCGGCTTCATCCTGGGCATGGCTGTGCACAGCGCGTGGCTGCATTCGAAAGGGAAGAAGAGGAAGTGGGGAATCAATCATGATTAAAAATGGAGAAGGGTGCGAGCGTGGCTTGAACGGCTTCGTCACCCTAATCCAGAGCATCACACCAGCAGGAGCGATGCCCATTGAAAAGTAGTGATGAAGTTCTTAAAACGGTTTCGCAAGTCCAGTTCGGCGACCTTATCGAGGTTTTTTGGTCCGATGCAAGTAAACGGGAGATAAGGCTTCATCCTAAGATTAAGGGGAAACGACACCTTTTTGATGTGCCTGTGCGGTCCGTGGGCTTCTTCTTCGGGTTGGTTGGCGAACAAGTCAAACACATAGTGATTGCGCGAGATATTTTCTTTTGGCCTGGAAACGGGGACTTTGACGTGGACCTCACAGCAATACCCTTAGGCATGACGAAAAACGTGAAAGTGATAATGATTAAAGCGTTAGATCCTAAGCTTTCCTTCCAATTGAAAACAGCTTTTGAATCGGGGACCGTGCGGATCGTCAAACGAGGCAAACAGCTAAGGCTTCATTTAACGGGGGGTAACGCTGAATGAGAAATGCGATCCGCAGGGCCTTAACTAAAACCGTGCGGGTCAAGAAACGGGACATAGAGCTTCCACCGAGCGAACATGTAGTTTGGATGGTGACCTTTGCATCCGTCAGCCTCATCGGACTAACAGTGCTGGAGGTCCTCCACATGATTTACTTCCATGCTTGGAACAGCGAGATCTTCAGCGCCATCATCGGCCTAATCGGCACCATCACAGGCATATTCATCTCGCAGAGGACGTGAAAACCTCAATGAACCTGAATGATG